CAACTAAACAAAGTTAACTATTATATCAACTAAAGATTTTAAATGCGTTAAAACGGAAATATGAGCGTCATAAAAACCCAAAAACCCAAAAAAACAAAGAAAAACCCAAAAAGAGCAATAAAAGCAGTAAGAGCAGTAAGAGCAACAGAAAACCAAAAACAAGTCTTCAAAAAAGTCTTTAAAAAGATAGGAAAAGGTAGGAAGGTATCTGTATCAAAAGAGATGCAAGGAGTGTATTCAAAAAGTATGGCAAGAAACCCGCAAAGGTTAATAAGAACAAAAGGATGGCAAGCATTATTAAAGAAGTATCTCCCCGATGAAAGACTGACAGAAAAACTGAACGAACATATAAACAGCACAGATAGCAGAGTCTCACTCCAAGCAATAGATATAGGATTAAAACTAAAAAACAAATACCCAGCAAACAAGATAAAGCTCGGAGTATATAAAGATATAATAGATGACATAACTGAATGAAACCAGAATGATCCCAAATAAATCCAAATCCAAACCAAATATAACAGACTAAATAACCACAATAGCTATCTATCATAACTAACCACCTATAAAACCACCTATATAACTAAACAATAATCACTCGTAACTACCTATATAACTACCTAATAACTAATAACTACCTATCCTCACACACACACAATCAAAAAGACAAAGAAAAAACACAAACAGATAAAGACAAACACTGATAAACACTGATAAATAAAGACATAAAAGAGGGGGGGGTAAGGCTCAAGTTCAGATAATTGATAATAGTTATATAGTTACCTTACATTTTTAGTTAGAATTAGACAGTTATCATACAGTTTTCTTAGATATAGACAGTAACTATACAGTTTTTTAAGGATTAGACAGTAGCTATATATAGATACCTTTTAATTTATAAGGACATATAAAGGACAACAAAACATGCACATACTTCGCCCAAACGGAAGACCACGAACGCTTGCAGAACGTAAGGCTAGACATAAAGCTAAGTACGGGAACACTAATGTTCCCAAAAGAAGGTTTAAACACAGGGTAAAACGATAAAAAATGCCTCTCGCTAACCCTATTAAAATCAACATCGGTTACCCAAAATGCCGAGGATTGATTTTACATTTTTAACAATATATGCTGTATTATGCTGTATCATGCCATATAAGAGAGTTGGAAAAACCATAATGAGTAAGTCCACTGGTCGTTGGAGGAAAAAACAGAGCTGTAAAAGTATCGCCAGTGCTAAAAGAGCGTTAAAGCTTTTGCGTGGACTTGAACACGGAACGATTAAAAGAAAATAGCTCTTTTCTTTGTTAATCATATTTGGATATATCTAATTATGTCCAATTATATCCAAAAATAACTCTTTTCTTTGTTCTGAATTTCGTTCTGAGCTGTGGCTGAATAATCCTTAACTCGGGATAAGGCATTGTTCTCCACCCTGTGGAAAGGGAAGGACAAGTAGAACTGAAACTTAATTAAATGCAGAGTTTAGGTTCTTGAAAGTAAAGATTGGGTTTGCAACCAGTCAGCATAATCTTTCCAGCTCAGAACCAAGAACAGAACCAAGAACAGAACTTATGAAGAAAAAGAAAAAGAAAAAGAAAAATATCTGTCCTATATGTGGAAAACCATATAAATATAAATTAGAAACCAATTATAACTGGTACACTGGTAAATACAGCTGTAAGCACGATTAAACTAAATGGCTAAGATTTCAGACCAAAAACTATTAGACAAAATCCATTTCAATCCCCATAAAGGACAGCTAAAGATGATTAACTCACGAGCGAGAGAGTTTGTCGCTATATGTGGCAGAAGGTGGGGGAAATCAAATGTATGTGCTTATCTTGCCCTTAGAAGGATTTTAGTTCCAAACAGCAAGGCGTGGATTGTTGCCCCCAGCTACGATTTAACGAAGAAGGTGTTTGAATATATCGTTAAATATATTTCCATACTTGACCCAGATTTTGAAGCATTTAAGATAAATACTCGCCCATACCCTCAAATACGCTGTTCTAACGGCTCTATCTTAGAGGGTAAATCTACTGAAAACCCCAAATCATTATTAGGAGAAGAACTTGATTTAATAATTCACGATGAAGCTGCCCAAACATCTGAAGACATATATTATCAATACATCGTTCCTACCACTTCATCTCGTTTAGGCAGGATTGTTCATATTAGCACTCCTAGAGGAAACAACTGGCTTCAAAAGCGATTTTCATCCGTTGGAGAAGATAGTCGCATTCAGGAGTCATCTATGGCAGGACTAACTGCTACTCTTGGAAAAGAGAAGGCAGAAAAAGAGTGGGATAGATTGAGAGGTTCATTTCCCAGAGATTTATTTAATCAGGAATATCTGGCTCAGTTTATTGACGGTGCTTCAAGCGTGTTTAGGGCAAAGGATGTAGATGCAGTTACCAACGAGAAGTGCTTGAAAGATTACCAGATAGGACATTTCTATGTTCTTGGCGTGGATTTGGCAAAGATGAACGACTACACAGTTCTTACCACTATTGATTTATATACAAATAGCGTGGTTTATTGGGAACGCCTTAATAAAGACTCCTATGTTTATCAGAAAGACAGAATTAAAGCTATCGCTCATCGCTATAATCGGGCTCGCGTTGTTCTTGACTCTACTGGAGTTGGCGAACCTATCTTTGATGACTTACTTGCCAGCGGGATGATGGTTGATGACTTCCGTTTCTCAAACAAATCAAAGGAAATGCTGATAGATAAGTTAAGAATATACATTGAGCAAGGGGATATTGTTATTCCCAACGAACCAATTTTAATAAACGAACTTAAAAATTATTCAAAAGACATAACCATTGGTGGAAGGATTACTTATTCAGCCCCCATTGGTCAGCACGATGACGCAGTTATCTCTCTCGCGTTAGCCGTATGGGGAATAATTGGCAAAGTTGAGCCAAAGACAGCCATACAAGAAGAAATACAAAAAAGAGCAATTAAAATTAGAAGGAAAAACATAATATGACAACAATATGACAACAACAAGTGTAATTTCAAAAATAAATTCAATTATTCAGGATTACGAAACGACAGAATTAGAGCTTAATCCTGTTTATGCGCCAACCTTGCCAGAGTTAATTGATATGATTGACCATTATTGGGTTAGCCGTTTCAAGGATGGTGATGATTATGATCCCAATGGTTATAAGAAATCATTTCTCAATGTAATTCAAAATCCCTGTTTTATTGCTTCCAAGCTGATAGATGTTGATACAAAGAACATTGAATTATCAACCGTTCCTGGTTCTGATTATTGGAGGACTTGGGTAATGTCTAAAGACTTGAAACAATGGATGAAGGAAGAGGGATGGGGACAGGTTTTAAATAATTTTGTCTATCTATTGCCTAAATACGGCACTGTAGTTGCCAAAAAGGTTGGAACAAAAGTTATATCAGTTCCTGTTAGAAATATCATTATAAATCCAAAAGTAGATAATCTCGGCTGGAATATGTTAGAACGCTATACTTATAGCATTGAACAATTTGAAAGAATTGGAAAAAAGAAAGGGTGGGATAATGTTCAGGAGATTGTTGACGCTTATAGAGGAAAAAACCAGGACAGCATTGATGTCTATGAGAGTTATGTGGATATGGGAGATAATGAGGATAATTGGTTTATTGCCATTACGGGCAACGATAAAGACGGCAAGGATATGAAGTTAGACGAAGCGATAAAAATCCTTGCTAAATCCAAAATGAGGATAGAAGACTTTCCCTACAAGGAAGTCCATTGGGATAAAATCCCAGGAAGGTGGCTTGGTAGAGGACAGGCAGAAAACCTATTAGAAAACCAAATCGCTATAAACGAAAACGAATATTACTTTAGAGATGGACTTAGATGGACTTCATTAAAACTCTTCCAATCACGTGACCCGAATATGGGAAAGAACTTGCTTAATGAGTTTGAGAATGGAGATATGCTCACTGTTGCGTCAGAGGTTACCCAGATAGCAACAGAAGAAAGAAATCTTGGGGCATTTAGTTATGCTGATAGTAAGTGGCAAGCCAATGCTGATAGGAACGCTTTCTCTCAAGATGTTACGAGAGGGGAGACGCCTCCTTCTGGAACGCCACTTGGAACAACTCAAATTACTGGTGCTATGGCAGGTGCGTTCTTTGATATCAAAAGAGAAGATTTAGGAATGTTCTTAAAGGAAATCATCTATGATTGGGTAATTCCGTCATTTAAAAAGAATAAAAAGAAACGCCACGAACTGATAATTGGCAAAATGTCTATTGACGAGATTGAGAAGTTGCGAACATTCTTTAAAAAACAACGTCTTGGCAAAAGGATTATAAGTTATATCTTACGAAACAGAAGAATACCGAACGAGGGAGAACGATTGCTTTTAGAGAAACTTGTTGAAGAAGATGTGATGTCTAAAAAAAGCATAGAAGTCCCAGATGATTTCTATGAAAACGCCAAATACACAGTAGATGTAATGATTACAGGGGAACAGATAAATAAGGCAGCTAAATTGACCACAATTCAAACAGTGTTCCAATTACTTGCTTCAAACCCAGTAGTAATGAAAGACCCAATGACAAGAAAGATATTCTTTAGAATGATAGATATCGCTGGATTTAACCCAGTAGAGCTTGGATTAGATGAAGATACACCAGCAAGCGAAGAAATGATGCTACAACAAGGAGGTTCAATCGCAAAACCAGTTATACCAAATGCTGGTGAAGTAGTTCAACAAACACAAAATGTATAATCAAAAACAACTAAACTTCATAAAGAGCAATAGTGCTATGATTGTGTCTATATTAGAGGCACGCTCTGAAATGCTAAAGAAAGAGTTCTTTGACGGAAAGCCAGACCAAGCACTATTTGAAACAATAAAATTCTTTGAAAAATTCATACTTGAAGTCAAGACATCTTCTGGTAAATCCAGTGGTAAATCACAAGGGAAACCAGAAAGACCGTCTGGCGACAAGGTGTTTATTTAATTGTAATCGCCACTTAAGGCGTAAAAATGTACACTATGGAAAATACAAAAGACGAAAAAACTGCTACAGCTCCGTCAGCTGAAGCCACCCTAGAGCAGAAGTCTGAGGAGCAAAAGGGTGTCGTCCAGGAGGACGTTAAACCAGAAGGGAAAGAAGAGGGAAAAGAAACCAAACCCAAAACTATCCCTTACGAAAGATTTAAGGAAGTCAATGACAAACTTAAATCCCTGCAGACCCAGTTAGATGAGTCCAAACCAAAAGCCAAAGAAAAGCCAACAGAAGACTTTTGGCAACAAAAAGTTGACTTCGCTATCTCTAATAGAGATTATTCGGGAGAAGAAGTTGATATGATTGCTGATTGGGCTCGGTTTAGAGGCACTACGCTCGCGGAAGCTACAAAAGACGAAATGCTAAAAGCAGCATTATTCGCACATAGAGAAAAGGTCGCCCGAGAAAGTAAAACCCCTGAACCATCGTCAACCACAGCAACCTTCAATAAGAAGGCACTTCACGAACTCGGCAAAGATGAACTTCGTGATAATTGGGAAACAATCAGAGATAAGGCGATTTCTGCTGGAAAGAAACGTAAACAAAAATAAAACCTAAATGACTGGTACAAATACTTTTACACCCACTGATCTGCAATACATCATTTCGGAGGTGTGGGCTCCTAAAGTAGAAAGAGAATGGAGAGCGGGTTTAGTTGCAGCTGATTGGTTTAAAGATTTGTCAGGAATGATGACTGGCGGAGGTGATACTCTTAATATCACTGATATCTTTACAAATCAATTCACGGCATCTACAAAGAGCAACACAGCGGAAGTTACGCTGGTTAGCCCAGCCCAAGCTCAAATCCAATTGTCAGTTGATACCTGGAAAGAAGTTTCATTCCTGATTGAAGACAAAGAATTACAACAAATTCTTAGAGGTTCAGATGTCTTAGAAGCGTATGCTTCACAGGCGAAATACATAATCGCCAAGACGCTTGACTCATCTTTGATGGCATTGTATTCAGGTCTATCGCAATCAGTTAATGATACAGCGACAGATGTTCTTGATAAGGATATTAGAAGTGCTATTGAAAGCATCGCTGATGATGACGCTGACCTCTCGGACGCTGCATTCTTCATGCACCCAACGGTTGTATATCACGACTTGTTCGCAATTGAGAAGTATTACAGCTTCGAGCAATTTGGAGGCAAGGACGGTCCTGTTTTCACTGGCAACTTTGGTGGAGGTTCATTAGACAAGGTATATAAAGGACACTTATACGGTATTCCTGTCTTTGCAACAACCCAAGTTCAAAGTGATGGTGCTGGAAGTGCTTACTACAACCTGTTAGCGACACGAGATACTTTCTGCTTTGCTACGCAAACACCAGGTGGAAAGATTAGAAGTCAATCCACATACCTACAGCAAAATCTTGGTACATTATGGACAACCGACATTATCTATGGAGTTAAAGAACTCCGAGATCTTGGCGGTGTTCAGATTAAA